ATCAATTGGAGTTACAGTGGTTCCATTAGGTCCGGGAACGCCTACAGCCGGAACAATTACTACTTCATTCCAAGAAACATTAGTAAATGCTTTTGTTTTAATATCATCAATAACGCCAATGGGCGCGGTACCATTACTAACGGTTGCCATTACTTGATTGCCAATAACTGTTAATTCTGCAATCTGACCCGGCTGAAATTCAGCCGAAGGATCACATATAAATGAAGCTGGAAGTGCATTTCCGACCTGAACTAATCTGAGCATGTATACCTTATTTTCTAACTATACCTACTCTATATATAACAATTTAATCAGTATTGTCGAAGGGTTTATCCTCATCAAATACTTCTAAATTATTATTATCAATATCGGCATTTAATAGATCATCAGCCGCGCCATCATCAGACAAATTAAATACTGATCCATGATCTTGTAAATTTTTCGTCATTTTTTCTGGCGTTAATCCATTAGTGTGACGATCAGAAACGGGTCTTCCAAGAGAATCATGTAAATTTTGTGCAATACTAGTAAAACTAATAGAGTCTTTGGCTTGCGGATCGGTGTGACTAATTGGAGCGTGAGGATCTTTTATCCACTCTTTAATTTTTTCAAAAGAACGCTCTGGGCTTAATAATTGAGCAGCTTCTTTCTCATGCATCAAATTATGATGACCAATTAAATGAGAAATCTCTTTATCAGTATAACCTAATCGTCTAAATGCAGTATTAACGCGTGCCTTTGAAAAAGCATCGCCTTTACCGAGATTTTTCAAATCTTCCATCTTCACGCCCTTTTCCACAAGGGCTTTTAAAGAAGGCATTTCTTTAACTCTGGTATCAGTCTTTGTTGCAATTTTGGCAAGAATCATCAGTACTTTGTCTGCTTTAGCGGTCATGCCGGCTTCTTCTAAAATTTGAACAGCTGAATTTAAATAGTCCGCTGCCTTTTCAAGATTTGCAAACCCTTGTTTTTGATCGTGAGAGCGCAATTCTCTTTGCATTCCAGCGATTAAATCATTTTCAAATACACTCTTCTTGATCATAATTTTTCCTTAAACAAAAAGTTTTGCGATCTTAAGAGCACTCATAATTTTAGAAACAAACTTTTCTCTTACTTTAGGATCACTTAAATCTGCCTCTTTAAAAGATTTAAGCACTTCTTCTGATAAAGAACTTTTACCTTTCATAACACTAGATACTTTCTTAGCGATATTAAATAGCTGAGCGGGTGTTGATGATTCTAAAATATTATGAAGATCTTCTTCATTAACTCCTAAAATATCTATTTTGCCTAAAAGATCAGAAACAGAAAAAGCCCTGCTAGCAAGCTGGTCGGCAGCTAAGCTATGCAAGACTTCTGTAATTTCTGATGCTTCTTTGCGCATGCCGACTTGCTCAAAAATCTCGGCAGCAGAATTAAGGTAATCAGCGGCTTTGGATAATTTATTAAATCCGTGTTTGTCTTCTAATTGGTTCGAGACCAATTGTTTTTCCATCGATTGATAGATCTCATCTCCAAAGCCGCCTGTTTTAAACATTATATCCTACTTGGTTGGGAAGTAAAATTACTTCTTTGAAGAGGCTTTTGCCTTTTCCTTAGCGGCTTTTTCTTTTTCGGCTTGTGCTTTTGCCTTCTCTTTTTCTTTTACGGCTTTATCTTTTGCCATTTGAGAGTCGCGAGATGCTTTTTCTTTTGCCTTTTCTTTAGCAGCCTTCTCTTTTTCTTTAGCAGCCTTTTCCTTGGCTTTAGCCTTATCACGAGCTTCGTTAGAATCAGCCTTATCTTTCTTTGCATCCTTGTCTTTCTTCTTTGCTTCAACAACTAAAGAAGCAAGTCTTAGACTAAATGCAGAAGACTTCTCCATACCAACAGAATCAAGTGCCGCAGAAGCGGTAAGTAAACTATCGATAGCTACATCAAATGCAGCCGAGGTTTCCATGTCAAATGCGCTGTCAGAGTCGCTTGAGCTTGAAGAAGATTCTTCCTTCTTCTTGCGAGCATCGTTATCGTCGGCATCCCAAGCAGAATCAGAATCGCTTGAACTTGAAGATTCTTCTTTCTTCTTGCGAGCATCATTATCATCTGCGTCCCATGCGCTTGCATTATCAGATGGACCAACATCGCGAGCTGTGCCAGCAGATTGATTAGCGTTGGCTTTAGGGTCTCCAATTCCTGATAATCCGGCAGGCGGCTTTGCTTTAATTACATCTGGTTTAAAGACATAAGGATCGGCACCCTTACCAGTTCCAGTGGCTGGAGGATCGTCTGCTGCCCCTGTATCTCCACAAGTGCAAGAATCTTTTCCGCAGTCTTTACATTTTGCATCATTTTCATCTGAAGCAAATTTATACTGTGTTCCGAAGAGAGACTTATGTGCGTCACTCTTTAATACTGCGTCCATTGATGCAGCGACAAAATCTGATATACTGTTATTTTTCATAGTATCCTCTAGTTATTTGTTTTATTTCTTAGAAACTTCTCTTGGAAGTTTTAGAAAATGCTGCTGACAATTGTGAGAACATATCGCCTTCAGTCTGTGGAGATGCGGTGCTTAAATCACCAGAACCAATCATACCAACTTGTGGCATACGTCCACCCTCTTTACGAAGGTTTGTAATTGGATGTCTTGCAACAACTCTCTTTAGGGAGTCAAAAGAATCATCATTAAACTTCATGATTTCATCTACTTGAGCAGAGACTGCGTTTCTATCATGGTAACACAATCCACGGTCTACCATATCATAAGCTAATTCATATGACCTTGCTAATTTAATCTTAAACTTGTTAAGTTCTTCTTCAATTTCAGCCTTAACGTGTTCTTTGACTAATTCGCTTGCAAATTCGCTACCACCATCGGTTTGTCCCCAATATTTCTTGTAGTAAGCAACTGCGTCCTTATCTAAGCCTTCTGATACTAATGCATCTAAGTCGGCTGGATCAAGTTTTCCTTCAGAGACTAATTTGTAAATGGCTTCAGCTTCTTTACGAACCTTTGGCGGCATTCTTGCAAGATCCATCATTGCCTTATTTACTTCTGGAAGGGTTTCAACATATCCTAGATTATCAGATGGTTTGACATCAAGATCAGTTTGTCCATCAGTAAGCTTGTCAGCTTGGTCTAACATATCACTCCACTTTTGCTTGGACATATCAGAAACTTCACCATCATCTTGCTTTCCTAGCGCGTCGCCAGCAAGTTTGGCACGAAGTGCCGCACGACCAGCTTTAGAATTAAATGAGGCTTGAGTTAACATCTTCTGAAGTTCTTCTGGTTTAACTTCAAGATCATTATCATCTGCCGCTAACATTTCGTGAGAATCACCGCCGAAAAGACTTTCGTCGCCGTCGGGCTCACTATGCTCATCATGCAAAAGTGCATCTAGAGAACTATCGCCACCAAGATCGCCACCAAGATCTTCCAAAGAAGCATTAGTGTCACGAACCATTGCCATTAAATCGTCATCGCCATCATTAGCGTCAAATTCGCTCATATTCTCTCCCTCGGCTAATGCCTCAAGTTCTGCCTCAATTTCCGCGCGCTTGACAATAGCAGTAGTGCCACGAGCATACTTAACAAAGGCGGTCATTAATTTGAAACCATCTGCAACGGCAGTTTTAGCTTCATTAAGTGCGTCTTCTACAATAGTACCAACAAACTCTTGATTTGAATTAGTAACTGCGCCCTTATCATACATTCCAGAAATCATGGTAAGTTCTTGCTCATGATCATTAAGAGAAGCAACAGATTCTTTCATGGCGTGAGTTAATGCACCATTTAATTCTTTTCTTAAATTATTTAATGTCGCCGTGCTAAAAGAAGCCGCAGCGCCCATTTCTGGAGCGGCTGGAGCTGCTCCAGGAGCACCTTCCATAGCGCCCATTTCGGCTTGTTCACCAGTTAATGCTCTAACAGCTTCAACTAAATCTGATGCTAAATCTCTAACTTTTTCAGCTAAATCCATTGCAGATTCTTTTGGATCACCAGACTTGCCAGTATCTTCCATTCCCGCATCGCCACCTGGAGGAGCAGAAGAGTCTGCTGGAGGGGCAGCTGGAGCAGAAGAGTCAGCAGGTGCTGCTGGAGCGGCAGCTTGACCACTCTTGACTAAATTGCGAACCTTATCAGCTCCATGAACTTTAACCTTTTCAATTAATTTACTACCAAATTCTTTGGTTGCAATACTGTCGTGTAACATTTCAGCACGATTACCAGATAATTCATTTACAGAAGCAGTTAATAATAAACTATCTCCAAGAAATACTTGCCAAGCGCTCTTGCCTAAATTGGCAGTGCCATCATTATTTGAGGCTCTAACAAATCTGGCTTTTAAAGAGGCTCTGCTATGAAGTTGCTTAGTTTTTAAATCTTCTGGATACATCCCATCAACCGGACCGACGCCTGGGAATGGTTTAGTACCATGCATGTGCTTATCATCTTCATAAGCCATGTGTCCTTTATCAACTGGATATTTTGCTTTTCCTGGAGTTGGTTCATTGACACCGCCACCACCTTGGAAATAAGCTTTCTTATCTTCAAGAGCTGCTTTGGCAAGATTAACAATCGCTTGACGACGTTGCGCTCTCTCTTCTGATTCGGCGCGGGCGAGCATCTTTTTACGCTCTAGCTCGTTTGATTGTTCAGCAGAGTCGGGACTTGGATGCATACCATCCACGGAACCAACTTCTGGGAAAGGGCTTTGTCCAGCCATATGTTTGTCACCATCGGTTCTAAGCTTTTCGTTTAGAGGATCCTTTGGATATTTTGCCTGACCAGGGGTAGGCTCATTAACGCCACCGGCGCCTTGGTAATAACCTTGTTTGTTTATATTAGATCCTGACATATTTTCCTCTTGTGTGTTAGTAGAAGTGTTTAATAACTTGTCCAAGCTTTGTTTCATTTGGCTCAGCTTGGCTTCAATAGTCTTTGTGACCTCATGAAGTTCGGCTATAGGGTTTACCCCTACTTCAGCAGATGCGTATCTTTCGTGTGGCGGAGCTAATCCAGAATCTGCTGTCGATACATCTGCAATATGCGACGGCTGATCTGATGCCATATCATTACCATGATTTTCTGTATTTTCTTCATTTGATAAGGATTCTTGTAAATTCTGAAAATCTACAATTGCCTTTTCAACATCTTTTTTAAATGATTCTAAATCCTTTGAGGTAACACTAACGTTAGTTACTGCGCCACCACTGCCGCCTAGAGTAGGATCGCCTTTAGCGAACTGTAAATTAGCAGTAAAATCAGCTGCAACCTTTTCTAATTCTTTAGATTTACTCTCTACATAAGAATTAAGAGTATTAGCTGCTGCAATAATATGTTTAATACTAGCTTTTGGATCAGCACCATTAACAACAATAGATAGTTCTAATGGATTTAAATCAACGTTAATTTCACCATAACAGCTCTTCTTGCGCATATGGTCGCAAAATTCTGCTTCTGTACGAGCGACGCGGGCGCAATCAGTACAAATTGCCTTGCCAACTGCAGTGCCCATAGATACACAATTAGATACACCAGTTGAAACCTTGCGAGCCAAATCTGGATAACTGTGCTTATCTAATGCGCATAATGCAATAACTCTTTTTAAGTTACGATCATAATAGGTATCAACAATAAAGCCTCTTACATGATCTACTGAACTTGATTTATGATCGATGCAAAGAGGCTTTCCTACCCATTTTTTATATGCTTTAACTAATTCTTCTTCTGGAAAAATATCGCCATTGGAATTCTTATAGGGCTTAATACTAGAATCATTACTTGTCCAACGTAATGTGTTTCCTGACTTATCCCAGCCAACTTCAACTGGCTTTCCATTAGCCATAATTCGTATTGTACCATCATCATTGAGACCAGCAGCTTCGGCTGCGTGCATCATAACGGCAGAGAAATAAAGAAAGTCTTCTGCTTTAGGTGCTATTTTTTTAAGATTAATGGCAAATTTTCTAAAGTTTTCTAAAATTTCAGGGCTAACCGCAGGTAAGCATGATTCGGTATTTTCTACCCTGCTGATTTCAATTAGTTCGCCTAGTTTAATAAATGACATGCATTAGCTCCCTGATTTCTTCGTTTCAGAAGTATCAGATGTATCAGATTGTTTAATGGTTTGCTTTGCAAGCTCACTAGCTGCTTTTTTCTTTTGCTCAGCAGTTAGTTCTTCTTCACCAAGAACAACAGATAATATTTTTCCATCACCGTGTTTAATAAAAGCCATTTTATATTGCGCTCCGTCTGGGGAATCACATTAGTTCTTTAATTATAATGTATTATTGCCACAAATTTTGCCTTTATGACATGAACTTCACCTTTATATGGTAATATTCCTATTTTAATCCATTAAATTAATTGCCTGGTTGTGATGTCCTCTCTTTAATAGACTCATTAAGTTGGTCTTGTCTTTGGTTAAATAAATCTAAAATAAGCGGCGTTTTCTCTTGAACCTGCAATTGTAAATCGCTGCTAACTGAATCTACCCAACTGGTAGCTAAAATATTAGTTTGAATATGATTTTTTATTCTTTCATCAATAATTTCACTAACATCTTCGCATTGAGTTTGAATTTCTTCAATAGATTTCACTATATTTGTAGAAAAATCTTTAGCCTCTAAATCACTAAATAAATCACCAAACTCATTAACTTTCTCTTCTAACTCATCAATAGATGAAATAAATGATTTCATAAGTTTTAAAGTTTGTGTATCAGTAGAAAAATCTTTCATTACATTAACGCACTCAAATGCTTTTTTCTTAAACTCATTAAAATTTTCTATTGACTTATCTCTAAATCTTCTAATAGCTGCTCTAGCCTTTAAAACATCTTCGCCAGACATTTCTGGATTATTTTTAAAGGGAGTCTTCATAATATTAAGATGATCAGATGCTAAATCTAATAACTTATCAGTGTGCGAAAAGCATATTAAAGCCTTTTCTGCCTGCGTTTTTTCCGCATCAGAAACGTCGTATGTCATCTGAACCGCATATCCCTTCTTTATCATTTTAATAAGCCCTCGGCTTTTAAAGCTATTTTCTTTTTTCTATCTAAATAAATAGTAGCATCTTTATACAGAAAATTTGATATTTTTATGATATTTTTATTTCCACCATAGCCTAATAATCCACACCCACCTGATATTGGCATAGCGTTTATGCGCACAGGAAATTCACACTCTTTTTCTAAAATAGATCTGTAATCAATTAAAAATTTTACAGTCCCACGAAGTCCAAAACATATTTTTTTATTATATTGATGCTGCAAATAAAAACTACCATCTCCATCAAAATATCCTCTCATAAAATGATTTTTTAATGGATGATTTTTAATCCAATCTGGAAATGAATATATTAAACTTTTTCGTGGAACAACATTAAATCTCTTCAAATCATTTAAAATTTGTTTTGAACAAATTCGTAATACACTAACTCCAGTATAATTATTATTATAGTGTCTTATTGATCTTTCTGATTGTAATATGCTATTTATTTTTTCTAAATGTTTTTTATCTTTTGATGATAATCTAATAGATAATTCCTTATTATTTACGCATCCATCTGCCGCTATAAATCCAGCTATATAAAATGATTCTGGCGAATCAGCGCCGAAAAAATTATCATTTAATTTTAATTTATTAATTTTTGAAAAAGTGATATCAAAATATTTAAAATTTTTCCTAATAGTAGAGACTGAAACATCAAAATAATGAGCAACATTTTCTATAGTTTTTAGCCGCTTATATTGATCTTCTAAATCTTTTTTGTTAAAAATAATTTTATATCTCATAAATTAATGTCCAAATAATCATATAATGATTTTACGCAATATGTTTTATTCGCTTATAAATCCACCAGCTGGAAATACTGGTCCTGCTCCATACATGCCGGCATCATTATTATAGATGCCAACCATTGGAATTGCATCATCCTCTT